CCCCGTTGAACGGAATAGGAGTCAAGGCATCTAACGAATGAGTTCGTACTGGACGTATTGTACCATCCACTGGGCATCACACCAGGAATGGTTTGTTCGTACATACTACCGTCGGACAATAGAAATACCTTGGACTGCATACAAAGGTAATGATTCTTGGCAATCTTGTACCAGGATGAATCAAACCCCTGATTGAGTTCTACTCTTCGTTGGAGATCCGCATCAAAGTCGGCTTTGGTCATAGACCAATCCCAACCAGAGATGTCGGAACTTGATATATCACCAGCTCTGCTAACCTCGTTATACAGAGCTTTCAAGCCATCATCGTGGAAACCTAGACCTGGTTTAGAAGGAATATAGGTCCACGCGTTGATTTCAGTCGTGTTTTGCAAACTGAACAACAGACGGGCTATGATATTGTCAATGACTGATAGTGAGCAAATCAGTCTCCAACGCAGTTCCAACCACTTCTTCAAGGAATGTGGCTCTTCCTTGATGAAGAGTTTCACTGGGTCACAAAGGCCCAGTGCCACCGCAATTGAGCCTGTTATATCATGGGTGGGGTCATGATATAACAGGGCGTTTAGCCGCTCTACAACGGCGTCTCGCACGAGCTCCGGGTTGGAGTCGAGCAGTTCGCCGTTAGTTGAGCTGACAAGCTTTGCTGGAAAGCCTGGACTGGATTGTGCAGATAGTGCGCTTCTAATAAAACAAAGGTCAATGTCTTCCGCTGTAAAACGATCCTTTCCGGATTCGTCAAAGCGGAGAAACATTGACGGTACACTCGTAGCTGGGTAAGCTTGTTGTAGAGTTTTTCTTGTTTTCTCGTCATGCACACTACATTGATCTGACAATCGAGCGGCTTGGTTAAAGAGTGACGCTCTCTCAGCAGATGCTCCGGTGGCGGGCCACCGAAACTTTGCGAGGTCTGGGAAGAGTATTTCGGCTTCCTTTTCAAACCTGTTATCTTTGGTGCCTTTGGCACCTCCGACGACTGCTTGGGAACGTCCAACCGGTCTAAGTCCGCAAGGGAGGACTTCGCCTCTTTCCCACCTGTACTTTCCGAGAGAGTAGAGGTAGGCAAGGGCTTCACCTTGGGGACCTTGTGAAAATCCGACTCGAACTCGTAACCTTCTTTAAAGATTTCATCAAGCTCGTCGTCGAACTCCCAGTTGACATCTTTGTCTAATTTCTTAG